TGGTCCAAAAAGTACTGGGATTTTACAGCTAAACGTGAGCACTATAAGCACACTATTTGCAATGACATTACTAGTGTCAGACAAATAGCTGCAATGGCTTGGGCTGCAGCAGAAAAAGGTAATGACATAAAAAATAAGATTCGTAAATGAATCTAAAGAATGTCTTAGGTAAAGACACAGTTGATAGGATATTCAGCAAACGTCATATTAATAAAAAGTTACTTATCAATGTACCAGACGGTATCTACGATCATGTTTCGAAACAAGGTCTTGGTTGGCGTATGGTAATTGTCGATAAGTTCATGACTCACATTATATCAAATAGGTGGATAGAAAAAGGTGGACCTTCGGATCTACCTGATGTAATATCTAAAGCCCCGTTTGGAACATATCCGGATATATCATGATGAGAGCAAACAAGCGTATATGGGTAACCTTTCAGAAAGAAGGTATCCACTGCTACCCTGATGCACCTGCTGGTGTAGAGTTTCTTAAACACCCTCACCGTCATATGTTTCACTTCAAAGTAGAGATTGAGGTGTTTCATGATGATAGGGATATTGAGTTTATTCTGTTTAAGAGAGAGCTAGAAAATCTATATGAAAAGGGCACGTTACAGCTAAACCATCGATCGTGTGAAATGATGGCTGATGATCTAGCTGATTACATTCATGTCAACTATCCTAAGCGTAGGTTGACCATAACTGTGAGTGAAGACGGAGAGAACGGAGCGACTTGTTATTATGATTGACTTTTGTCACATTGCACCAACGCCACACCTCGATCTAGTCAAAGATCGTAAGACTCATTTGCTACTCGCTCATCTCGTAGAAGATGATCCAGATTATGTTAAGTTCTATAGTGATCTCAAGAAGAACAATCGTGGCTTAACTTACATTCTGGATAACAGTGCATTCGAGATGTACAAGCAAGGTCGTCAAATGTACCCATCTAACAAGCTGATTGAGATGGGTGAGAAGATCGATGCGGACTACATTGTAATGTCAGACTATCCAGGTGAGTCAGGCCAGCGTACAATTAGTGCAGCTTGTTTCATGGCACCTCAGTTACGTGAAGCTGGGTTTGGTACTTTCTTTGTACCACAGTCTGAGATTGGTAACATCCGAGATTACCTTGAGACGTGTATGTGGGCATCGAGGATCCACCATGTAGACTACATTGGTATTTCTATCCTTGGCGTGCCTAATGCTTATGGAGTGGAAAAGGACAACAAGCTACAACGATTTGTTAGTCGATGGAAAGTACTGACAAAGCTAACGCGTATGGGCTTCTTTGGTAACGTAGTAATGAATAAAAAGAAGATCCATATGCTTGGCATGGTTGATGGACCGAATGAGATCGATCTAGTTAAGCACTTCCCTATCGATACATGGGATAGCAGTGCTGGTGTGTGGACTGGTCTTAATGGTATAAGGTTTGATGGATCACCTACTGGTTTGATCAATGGAAAGTTTGAGAAAGAAGTTGACTTTAACTTCCATACAGATGATACTAGCCTGGTGAATACAGCACTTGATAATATGACATACATTGACAGGCTTTGTTCTAATGAGTGAGAAGTTTAGATTTAATGAAGATCAAATTCTAGCCCAAGCATTAACTTATCTTGAATCTACCTACGCTGGTCATTATGTTGGTGAGCTAGCAGGCCAAGAGCAGAACAATATTCAGACAATTGATGTATGGCAGACTCTTGGGTCTGTCGATACTACATGTCGGGATACTGCTATCAAGTACTTGATGCGGTACGGTAAGAAAGAAGGACACAATAAGAAGGATTTGCTTAAAGCAATTCACTATATTGTTTTGTTATGGTATTTTACACAGGACACATTTGACGATGATTCATCTAGCATCACCAAACTCGAAATCGTCCCTAAGTAAGTTCGACGGCGATCAAGTACAACCAAATGCAATCGACCTGCGTGTGGATAAAATATTCCAGACGTATGGTCAAGTGTTTGTAATTAGTGAAGAGGAGAAGACTCATCGCGAGTCAAGAGAGATTCAACCTACCGATGACTGGTGGAGACTCGATGAGGGTAGTTATGAGATTATCATGGAAGGTATTGTTTGTATTGGCGATGATGAAGCTGGGTGGGTAATTACTCGTTCAAGTCTAAACCGTAACGGATGCTTTATCACATCCGGACTGTATGACTCTGGGTACGAGGGTGTCATGGCTGGTGTTCTTCATGTAAACAATGGACCAATTAGAATCAAACGTGGAACTCGTGTAGGACAGTTCTTATTATTTAAAGCTGAAGCGCTAAACCAGTATGATGGTGATTACGGTGTCGGCAAGCAGCACGATCAAAAGTATGGAGAAAGTTAATGGAAGTTGAAGTTAGTATTGAAGATCTGCGTAAGCGAAAGCTGATGGTATGTACTCCAATGTACGGTGGTATGTGTGCTGGCACTTACACCAAGTCATCAACTGACCTTGCACAGGCAGCTGCAAAGTATGGAGTGGAGTTGGTCTTCTTCTACTTGTTTAATGAGTCGCTGATTACTCGAGCACGTAACTACTGTGTTGATACGTTCATGCGATCAGACTGTACTCACATGATCTTCTTGGACAGTGACATTGGATTTGACTTTAATGATGTGCTTGCTATGCTTGCTCTTATGAGTGAAGAAAGTGACTATGATATTATGTGTGCTCCTTATCCTAAGAAGACGATTGCTTGGGAGAAGATCAAGGATGCTGTCGATCGAGGATATGCTGACGACAATCCAAACGAGCTGGATAACTTTGTTGGTGACTTTGTATTCAACCCAGCCGCTGGATCTGGCACATTCCAACTCAACGAGCCAGTCGAAGTACTAGAAGGTGGTACTGGATTTATGATGATCCAAAAGCGAGCCTTCGAGAAGTTCGACGAAGCATATCCACAGCAAAAGTATCTTCCAGACCACGTACGCACTAAGGACTTTGATGGCAGTCGCGAGATCACAGCTTACTTTGATACTGTGATTGACGAAGAGAGTAAGCGATATCTTTCCGAGGACTATATGTTCTGTCAGTGGGCTCGTAAGGCTGGTATTAAGGTTTGGCTGTGTCCTTGGATGAAGACTACTCATATGGGTTCGTTCTTCTTCGGTGGATCGTTAGTGCACCTCGCTCAGATTGGTGCATCGGCTACTGTTGATATCAACAAGGTTAAGAAGGTCAAGCGATGAAACTTACACAACGTACTTTCCAAGTACTAAAGAACTTCTCTACCATCAACCCAACGCTGTGTGTGTCTAAGGGTAACATAGTTCGAACCGTGTCTCAGAATAAGACGGTGCTTGCTCAAGCTGCTGTCCAAGAGGAGTTTCCACGAGAGTTTGCTATATACGATCTCAGTGAGTTTCTTGGTGTGGTTAGTTTGTTTGATGAACCGGACTTTGACTTTGATACGTACTACGTTTCTATTAGCGATGATAACAAAGCCAGTAGTCACTATTTCTATGCTGATAAGTCGATGGTTACCATACCACCCGACAAAACTGTAACATTACCAGACGAACCAATTAAGTTTGATCTTGGTGATAAAGTATTGAAGCACTTACTACAAGCAGCATCTGTAATGGGTCTGCCTGAGCTTATCATTCAGGGTGATGGTGAAACAATCAAGGTGCTTGCAACCAACACTAAGAACACAACTGCTCATCAGTTTTCTTATGAGGTCGGTAAGACAAGCGAACAGTTTAAGGTTGTATTCAAAGTAGAGAACCTTAAACTAATTGCTGGAACATATAATGTGACTATCTCTACACAGAGGTTAGCGCAATTTAAATTAACGGATGGATCTTTAACATACTGGATTGCTATGGAAGGTTCATCGTACTTTGGAGGACAGTAAGGTTGGCTAAGAAAGTTGGGAGTAACATCCTAGGAGTAAACATGAGCCGTGATGGTAACCATAAGCGTACCAGCATCGGCCGAGGCAAAGTAAAGAAGAGTTCTATGAACAAGTCTGCCAAGCGTAGCTTTAAGAAGTATCGCGGACAAGGATAAGGAGGAAGCTATGGGAGCATTAGCATTGTGGTTTTTGCTGCTGACCGTTGGTGCATGTGGTGTCGCACTATACAGCCTGAAAAGCTAATTACTTTTTTATATTATGAGTGTATGTGATGTCAAAAGATTTCTTGTGGGTCGAAAAGTATCGACCTAAGACCATTAGCGATACAATTCTACCAGACGAGCTGAAGCAAACCTTTCAGCAGTTTGTAGATCAAGATAACATTCCTAACCTCCTACTGTCTGGAGGTCCTGGTGTAGGTAAGACAACAATTGCTCGTGCTATGTGTGAGCAACTTAATGTCGACTACATTGTGATCAATGGATCAATGAATGGTAACATCGATACTCTTCGCACAGAGATCAAAGACTTCGCATCGACTATCTCTTTTACAGGTAGTCGTAAGTATGTCATCCTTGATGAGGCTGACTATCTGAACCCACAGTCTACTCAACCTGCCCTCCGTAACTTCATGGAGGAGTATAGTAAGAACTGTGGGTTCATTCTCACGTGCAACTTTAAGAACCGTATCATTGATCCCCTACACTCTCGATGCAGTGTGATTGAGTTCAAGATAAACGGTAAAGACAAAGCCTCTATGGCTAGCCAGCTGTTTAAGCGTGTCAAAGCGATTCTAAGCGATGAAAACGTTTCTTATGATCAGAAGACCCTAGCTGAGCTTATCACCTTATACTTCCCGGATTTTAGGCGTGTAATCAACGAACTGCAAAGGTACAGTGCTACCGGTAGTATTGATAGCGGTATACTTGCTAACCACAGCAGCAATATACAGGACCTTGTTGGTATCTTAAAGAGTAAGAAGTTTGTTGATATGCGTAAGTGGATTGCAGACCATAAGGACATGGATACTGCTCAACTGTATCGACAACTGTACGACAATGCTTCACAGTATGTCAAACCTCAAAGCATTCCACAGCTTGTTGTCACTCTAGCTGACTACCAATACAAAGCTGCGTTTGTAGCTGATCATGAGATCAACAACGTAGCTTGTATGACCGAGCTAATGATGGAAGTTGACTGGGTATGAATCCTTTTGACTACTTAAACGCTATTAACGATACAAAACAAAATGTAATCGAAGATAGCGAGAACCCAGAACTAGCCGAGAAGTTATATCCACCCTATCTTGTTAACAGAGGACTGTCGTTCTTTATAGACACAGTGTATCTAGCTAACGAGATGAACCGTCACCACCACTTAGAGAACAAAATGCAATTTGACTTTCTTATAAATATCGTAAGAAAGAAAAAGCGTTTTAGCAAGTGGTTTAAAGCGCAACCTGATGAAGAAGTCGAAGCTGTCATGGATTATTATGGATACAGCCAGGACAAAGCAC